GGCCCTCTTGCCCTTGACGTTGTACCGCAGCTTACCGTTCTCCGTGTAGCCTACTCCTTTGTTGTGTCGTTGCCATCGCAGCATCTCACCCAGATTCCGATGTCCAGGATAGATTGCCTCGTACAGCGAATGCTCCCATCTCAACATTGCCTCACTCACGTGCATGTCGAACTTAGTGGCGTCTAACCCGATAGCCACTGGGTCTGCAAAGCTGTCCCACTTCCCTCTTAGGATGCGTGCGACCCCCTCAACCGTATACCCCTTCATCACTGTCGGGCCGTCTCCAAACACGCGAGCGATCCGCCTATACAGACGGTGCTCCAGCGGCTTGATGTACTGGCCTACCCGGAAGTTGTACCTTGGGTCTCGGGGTTGGATGCAACGCGGCGCTTTCGCCACGTTTGCCTTCTCAACCTTCACGAACGCCTTGATCAGCGCGTCCGCCTTCGTCAGGGGGCTCGAGCAGAGCGAGTCGTATGCATTTTCGTAGATTGTCCTCTTGCGACCCGTGTACATCGCCAATAACTCCTCTGGCGTTGCTGGGGTGGCGCGAAGACGCTCAACTACTCTGCGTCCAAACTCACCTAACTGCTCTCTCACCGCGCGGTAGCTAACCGCGGGCGCCGGCTCATACCGGTCCCCCACCTTACAATAATACATACGCTCCAAGAGCGCACATGCAAGCGTGTCGATGTCACCATTGTGGACACCCATTGTTCGATGCGGCGACACCCCAGTGATTAGGGTCATCGAACGGGTTTTGGCCTCTGCCTGGGTTCGGGTTACATGCAGGTCCGGGTGCGTCAGCGTCGAAACGGCTGTCGTACCATGTACCCTACCCAAGCGGCCTCAGCATTGCAAGCCGGCCCGTGGTGAGCTGCGGAACACGTCCGCCCAGCCCCACCAGGCCATTTTGCCTCCATTTAACTCTCTGATCGCAGCCGCCCATCGTCTCGCCTCCGCCTCCGCCGGACTCTCGGCAAAAGCTAGCTCAACAACGAACGGTAGAGTTGCGTGGATGTGCGTCGGACGTAGACCATGCTTGGTCATGCGATCCAGCGCGTATTTGCGCACGGCCAACAGGTTGGCTCCCGTGCGCTCCGGCTTCCCAAACCGGTTCTTGACCTCCTGGGTCAGTGCGGCGACATACAATCTGCGACTTCGCAGGACCATATGGGCGGTGACTTCTCGCGGCACGTCAGCGTATACAAGCTCGCCCTTCCGGCTCAAGCTCGTGATCAGCTCACGCATAGTCTCCTCCTCGTCGTCCACTTCCCTTGCGGTAGGTGCTTCTTCTTCTTCGTCGTCCTCGTCATCCATGTCGAATGACTGCCGCGCGCGTGCCAACGCTGCCAGAGCCGCATTACTGCGGTCCACCATGGCCCGGTGTGCCCATTTTGCGCGGACGTCCGCATCAACCAGCAGCATCTCCTCTGCTAGGTGGTCATGGTCGGACAGGATTGCCGTGATCTCTTTCATCAACTTCGCGTACTGCTTCGACTTGTAGTAACGTGCTGCTCCGTAGGCCCCGAGGGTAAGGGCCGTTGCGATTAAGACTGGGGTTGTGATCATGGTTGGGAATTGAAGGGGGGGGGGGTGTACACCATGATGAGGGTGCACGCTCCAGGCCCGAGTCCCGCGGCCTTCCAGGTTGTCACATGCCCCCACCGTCGCATGTGACCATCCGCACCTTCGTGCGGCCTTTTGACTCCAATGGGTGTGGGTTTGGACTATGTCCACGGTTGTCTCGATGGTGCATGAGTGACGTTCCACCGTCACACAGCTTAACCACCCATGAGGTACGAATCCCCAAGTCTGCGTCCGTCTCGCAGCCTCCACACGACAAA